TCATATATATAAAAAGAAACAAGAAACTAAAATGATGATGGCAAACGCACAAGCCAAGCACGCAGAGAAGATGGCTAGTGGTGAGCTTGAGTATAGTGGTAAACTTCTTGAGGCACGACAATCAGATTGGAAAGACGACGCGGTACTCGTAATTCCCACGCTGCCAATTTTGGCGAGCGCGTGGGGGGCGTGCCCGGTTGATCCGGGTGCATCAGAAAAAATAAAAATGTTTTTTGAACAGTTCCAACAGCTACCTTCATGGTTTACTAACTTATGGATTTTAGTTGTAGCAAGTATCTATGGTATAAAAGGCACACAAATATTTAGAAATGGTAAAAAATAATTTTGTACAACAATATAAAAAAAAGGTAACACACTTATCACAGCAAGGAAATTCCTTTGCTGTAGCAAAGCAAGGATATGGCAAAAAGAAAGTTCAATCTCGAAAAGCTAGAACACGAAAGAATACCAAAAAAAACTAGCATAGGTCGTAGACCTAAAATGAGTAGCATGAATAAGCATAAGAGGCGATCTTTTAAGGCTTACAATTCGCAAGGAAAATGATATATCAAACTTGGAGGTTATGTTATGGAAAAATTTATTGATACAATAAAACATTACTGGAACGATCATAAAGTAGTTGCTGGTATTGTTATAGCTGCAATTATAGTTGCGATTATCTGGTAATGAAGATCAGCGAAAGCACTTCAGTAAGTATGCCAATCAAGAATATGTTGGCTATCGTAGCTGGTGTTATTGCTGGCGTAATAGGCTACACAGAATTAACAGGTAGGTTGACTTCATTGGAGACAAGCAGAGAGTTAATGCTCAATGATTTATTAAAGGCTTCGGACCAGAAACCAATCGACCAAGAACAATTTTTAATACAAGAAAGTTTAGCATCTGATTTAGAAAAAACTGTAACTAGAGTAGATGAGATGATGCACAATGGAGTCAATATTCAAAGGATGATAAAAGATATTGATAGACTTCGTGCAGATGTAGAAAAATTAAAAGATAAGGTAAGAGAAAATGGAAATGGTTATAGTTCTAATAATGTATCTCAATAATAGTATGGTTGAGCATACATACAAAGATTCTTTATCTAAGTGTTTAAAGTCAAAGCGTATAGCTATTCGTGAAGTCAATCCACAATCAGTTAGGTTTGAATGTAAAAAAGTAAATGCTTTGACAGAGATATACATGGGACAAAAAAAAATATTAAAGATTGAGCAATGAGAACTAGAGATAAACAACCACCAAAAACTAAAAAGTATTTTAGGTCCACAAAGTCTGGTGCGGGTATGACTAAAGCAGGTGTTGCAAGATACCGAAGAGACAACCCCGGATCAAAACTTAAAACTGCTGTAACTAAAAAGAGTGGACTAACTGCAAGAGAGAAAGCAAGAAGAAAATCTTATTGTGCTAGATCAGCAGGTCAAATGAAACGATTTCCAAAGGCTGCCAAAGACCCCAACTCAAGACTAAGACAAGCAAGAAGAAGATGGAGATGTTGATTGAAGCGTAAGACTTGGGTAAAGAGAGAGTCTGTAAGGCTTTGTGGAATATGTGAAGAGTGTAATAAAGAACTATTGAGTAATGGAGGAGGATGGATTATAACACATACTAAGAAATATTTTTGCCATGATGGCAAAGATGGTAGTTGTTTTGACAACTATTGTGAACGCAAACTAGAGGAGAAACAATATGCCAATGGTAGGAAAAAAGAAGTTCAGCTATACAAAGGCTGGCAAGAAAAAAGCAAAAGCATACGCAAAGAAAAAAGGTATGAAAATGAAATCGAAAGGTAGATACTAATGCCGGGAAAAAAACTCACAAAAAAACAAATGAAGATTGCTAGAGTTGCTGGCAATCCAAATAAAATAGACGCTGCTGATTTTAGAAAATTAAAGATGTCTAAAAAGAAAAAGAAAAAATAATGGCTAAACTTTGTGCTAGAGGTAAGGCTGCTGCAAAGCGTAAGTTCAAGGTATATCCTTCAGCTTACGCTAATATGTATGCAGGTGCTGTATGCTCTGGCAAAGTTACACCCGGTGGTAAGAAGAAAAAGAAAAAGAAAAGATAATGTCAAAAGGTTTACGATCTTGGGTACAAGCTAATTGGGTTGACATTGCTAATCCAAAGAAAGGTGGAGGGTTTCCTAAGTGTGGTCGTAGCGGTGGAGAGAAAAGAAGAAACTATCCTAAGTGTGTACCCGCATCTAAAGCAAGAGCTATGTCTGCTAGTCAAAGAGCTTCAGCAGTATCAAGAAAGAAAAAAGCTGAGAGCAAAGGTAGATCAGGTAAGAAACCTAACTACGCTAGAACTTAAATCTATTCTTTAATTCTTTCTGCTATAGATTTTTTTATCTTTTCATAATCTTGCCAAAGACTTTTCTCTGGCGACCAAAATCTTTTAAAATCTCTTTTCATCTCAATAGAATGTAAAACTGTAGTATGATCCTGCTTAAAGTATCTACCAATCTCTGTTAGATTCATTTTATATTTTTCAAATAATAAATTATGTATTACATTTCTAGCTCTAACTATATCTGAGGTTCTTGTTTTACTCATCAAGGTTTCTTTGTGTACCTCAAAATGTATACAAACTTTATTTATAATTGATTGCACATCAGATGGTTTGGGACTTTTAAAAGCAAAGCCAAGAACTGTTTTGTTAGGTGGTGCTACTTGCACATACCTTTTTCTTTCCATAACTTCTTTAGCTCCATTTATAAAACCAAGTTTATATATTTTTTTTCTATCTTCACTTAGCAAATCATAAGATGACTTGACTTCGTAAATAAATTCATTTTGATTTAGGTATTTAATGTGTGTTGCATACACATCATTTATATTTTTGGACATAGAACCCCTACGCTTTCTTTTGTTTTTTTTAAATACTGATGAATTATCTCATCAATAGTTCTTTAGCTTTCTCGATTTTCCAAATCAAATCAAAGCTATCTTGTTTTAATTGATTAGCTTTTTCTTTGGCTGCAAGATACGCATCATGCTTTTTCTTCTGAAGGTCCTGCAACTTCTGGAAATCCTGTTTTAGCTTTTCCATCCTTCTCCTTTTTTACTTTAGTAAAGTCTACTTTAACTGCTGTAACTTTACATTCTACAAACTCACCTTCGGCATTGGGGTCTGCAGCTTTCTCAACTTCATCAAATCTTTCAGACAATAAAAAACTTGCCTCGCCTGATTTAATTCTGATATATTTAGTCATTTATTCCTTTTTGTCTATACTTAATTTATGTAGTTCTTTAGCCATTTTTGAGTATATCTCAAGGTCATCATAGTTGTCTGCCTTATAATTTCTAGTTGTTCTGTATAATTTTAGACCCATCATAAGTTGTGCTACTTCATGTGGTGCAATATCATCTTTCAATTTGTCGTGCAATATGACATTGAATAGTACAGAGATCAGTCTAAAGTTTTCTTTAAAATCGCCATAATCTTTTTGCCGATCCTCCATGATCTTTTTTAAAATCTTATCTGATAAATCTATTGTCGTCATAGTTAAGGGATGAGGCAGGGAAAACAACTAAAAATAGGCAGAAAGGGATGCCAAATAAAAACCCCACCTCATCGAAAAGGTATAAATTAATACCTATTATCTTTTAGCATAATAGCTAGGCTTTGCATAATCTTTTTTTGGTGCAAAACTTGGTGAGCCACCACCAGATGATCCTGATTTAGACTTATCATTTGCTCTAAGTCTTATGCTAATCAAACCACCTTCAACATTCCAGCCTGCTTGATTGTACCAAGTATCACCAACTTTGACACCAATCCTCCAATCTTTATCAGGTGGAGAGTCTTGATTTGGTGGACCAACCCAATCAGGTTGATCTTCTGCGTTCTTCTTTTCGTTTCTTACGAGCTTGATATATATATCATCAGCCATTTGTTATTACTCCTTGGTTTAGTTTTGTCTCATGAGTTTCATACAAATCTTCTATTTGTCTGTATTCTCGAAGAGACTTATTATTAGAGTCGAATAAATCTAAGTTTTCTTTTTTCCATTCTCTTAGAGCATAGATGTCATCTTTTTCTTGGATGTCATCTTTTATCCTACCCATATCAAGCTCCATATCAATCTTAGGAACACTTCTTGTTTCCTTTGAATTGAGCTTAATATTCTTATTTCCATTTGTCTTTGGAATTTGTTTTACTTCTTCAAATGGCTTTGCTTCATATCCATCATCATCTTTGATACCTGTTTTTAAACTAAGTAAGTTTAAGAAAGCATACTTTCTTGAGTATGACATAGCTTGACCTGTACCAAACTTATCTAAGCCACCCATTGCACTACAGCCATTTACTTCAATCTTTTCATTTGGATTTTCAATATCATGTATTGTCATAAAGCAAGTAACCATAATATAATTATCATGTGTATCTGTTTTATAACTACA